CGCTACCGGCGCTTGTCCAAGTGCCGCCGGTAGTGGTGGCGTTAGCCATTACGCGCCAGTTGTAGTTGGCGTTGGCGCTGGCGCCCAGGATGGATAGAGCGGTGAGAATGACGATTGCGTCTAGTGCGGCTGCCTTAAGACGTAAGGAAATAACCGGGTAGTAAGTGCCGGCGGTGGTAAGTGCGTGTGGAGCGGTGATGGTGGTTCCGATGGCTTGTTGGAGGCCGCGGAGTTCGTAGCCGCCTTCGGAAAGTACAGTCGAGCAGACCTGCTTGAGGGTGCTGGCGCTTGCTGTAGCGGCGGTGTTGGTTATTTCGTAGCGGAGGGGAAGTGAGGCGGTGGTGATATAAGTTGAAGTAATGATGTTGGCGTGGTGGAAGGAGTGGCAGTGGATAAATTTGCCGTTAATAACGAAACCCATGCGGACGGTGCCGAGGCCCAGCCATTCGATGTCCATCCAAAGAATTTGGGCTTTGGTTGGGTCGAGAGTGAGGTTGGAGGGACCGGTGCCGTTGAGGGGGTCGGTGTTCCAGTTGGATTGGGAGACGCGGGTTTCGACGAGGGAGCCGGTGGAGGAACTGCGTTCGACGAAGGAGAGGGTGTTGTCGGCGAGTTCCAGGTACATGCCGTTGGCGGCGCCGTAGTAGCCGACGCGCTGGCGGAGGCCGGTTTTGGCGGGGTTCAGCGTAAAAGTGGACATCACCAGCAGGGATTTGCCCGGCTGGTATGAGCAGCATTTGGTGGTTTCGCGGATGACCTCGGAGCCAGAGCTGGTGGTTACGGCGAGATTGACGAGGCCGGCGTTAACGTCGAACGTGGACGTTCCACCGGTGGCGGTGGAGGTGGCCCAGAGGCCGTTGTCGTGGTACCGGTGACTGGAATCGAAAAGAGTAAGTGGGTTAGATGTGCGTAGACGTCCAAAAGCATCTCCGACACCAACGGGTAGAGCCGTGGTTACAAAGGGGTTGGTGTAGGAGGAGGTCTGGACGAATAAGGACATGGCCTATTTCTTGCCTTTTTTGGCGGTTTTGGCGGATGCTTTGAAGGCAGCGGCGGTTGGGGCACCTTTAGTGCCAGGCTTGCGCATTTTTTCGCCGCTGCCGGCGGCGATGCGCTTGCGTTTGGCCGCAATGTTGGCGTACAAACCGGATTTTTTAGCCATTACTTTTTCTTAGGTGCTTTTTTCTTGGTGCTCTTGGCCGGCATCGGCTTAGCTTTACCTTTTTTGGGCATCTTCATGTCGCCGTAATGTCCAGGCATAACCAGTCGTCGTACTTACCACACACGATAGGAGGTCTTTCCCAGGTTCTCTGGCTTGGCAAGGTTGAAAGTTTGTAGGCAGAGGTAGCCCAAAGCGTCGAATGCGTGGTCTACACCAAGATTTTTGTTGGGTAGGCCGGTTCCAGGGGCATAAGTCAATGTGCGGAGGGACTTGATTAGCTCTTTGCACTTGGGGTGGATGAAGAGGCGGCGCGTTCCAGAGGCATCGAGGAGGGCGGTGTTGACGCAGGTGATTTTGTCGCGGATTTTCCAGGGATTTCGGGGGCTGGATACGGTAAATCCGCTCTTGCGGAGGATGTTGTGGTCGGTGGCGCCGACGCCGCTGGTTTTGCGGGCGCCGCCGGTGGGGTCCGGGCAGGCGATGATTCGGCGCTCCACGCCGTAGCGGGATTGGATTTCTTCGCAGAGGTCCCAGGTGGTGGCGCCGCCGGTCATGATGATTTCGTCGAAAACCCAGAGCACGTCGCCTTTTTTGACCGCGCATACGGCGGACATGGGGTCCACGTTGAAGTCCACGCCCAGCAGCAGGGGTAGAACCGGGAGGTCTTGCACCACGCTGTCGATGTTTTCGTCGCTAAATGAGACGGCGACGAGACCGCTGAGATTCTCGAAGCTGGCCTCAAATTCTTGGCGGAAGGTGCGGGCGTCGAGTTGGGCGCGGGCAGCTTCGATTTCTTCCGGTGGGACGTTATCGCCGTCGATCGTGGTGAATTGCCACCGGTGCCAGTCCGGGTCGTCCTGGTCGCAATAGCACCAGAGGTCGTAAAACCAGCTGGCGGTGCCGTCGGGGGTGGAGATGAACAATGCCCAGCCCTGTTTGTCGGCGAGGGCGGGGCGGATCACCTCGAACCAGACGTCGCTGGACATGAACGCGGCTTCGTCGAGCACCACGCCAGCAAGACTGCGGCCTCGCAGGGCCATGGCGTTTTCAGTGCCCTTCAGTTCGATGGTGGAGCCGTTCACCAGCTCGATTTTCAGGTCGGTCTCGTTTTTGGATTTGATCCAGGCTTTTGGGACGAGTTTTTTTAGTACCTTCCAGGCGATGTCCTTCGCCATGCGGTAGGTGGGGGCGGCGTAGAAAAAGGTTTCGCCGGGGCGTTCGATTGCCCCACGCAAGAGTTCGATGCAGGAGAGGTAGCTCTTGCCGAAACGGCGGCCGGCAACCAAGACACGGAAGCGTTTACGGCTGGAGAACACTTGCCCCTGGGCGTAGCGGAGCGAGAGGGTTCCAGCCGTGTCGGTCACTTTTTCGGGTACGGGTACCTTCTAGGGTATTACAGGAATTGAACCCCTGCCCCCTAGCGGTGTTTGATCCAGCTGCAGTAATTGCCGGAGGTGTAGGTGCCTAGCGGGCAGGCGGCGCTGGTTTTGGGGATGGCGCGAGCTGGCTGGGGCATGACCGCATTTGGTTGGCAATAGCCGCCTTGGGAGTAGTAGCCGTAGGGGCAGGACGAGCCAACCTTCGTGATTGGGTAGGCGGTGGCGAGTACCAAGGCGAGGGAAAGCATGGGAATGTAGTACAGAAGAGCTTAGTTTAGCACAGTAGAAGGAAACTCAGTTATATCAGTAGGTTCCCTGGGACCCGCTCCCACTCCGCCAGAACTCGAACCCCACCCCCGGCCAGATTGCAAAGTGTAACAAGTCTGCCACGCTGAAGCGGCGGTGGTGTTATACTTAACAAGTAGGCACACACAGCCCCCCATGACCTCCGTACGCATCGCCGCCGAAGCTCTCCGCGCTCACGGCATCCACTGCCGCCGAGATCCTCTCGCTGTTGGCCGCTGGCTCGCTGAGGTTAACCTCACGCAGTATTGCGTAGGCGGCCTGGCTCTGGTTGCAGCTGCCGCCAGTGATGACCCCATAGCCTCACTGGAAGCGGCCTGCAGCTGAGCAGGCAGGCACAAAGAAGGCCCCCCGCTTAGGGGGGCTTTGTTGTAGGTGGGCTCAGCGTGCGGCGTCCAGGTAGAGCACACCACCGCCGGCGAACACCAGGAGCGCGGTGAGGGGGAGGAAGCTGCAGCAGGCAGCGCCAGCAAACAGCAGGCCAGCAGCGAGTTTGGGGTTGATGGGAGGGTGGGCCATGGGTCGGCGTCCGTTGTTGTCTTGCACAGTATAAAGACAGCAGCAGCCCGCGCCAGGGCAGTGGTTGCCGGTTTAGCAGCTGTCTACTGTCTCAACCTAAAACGCCAGATCTCAGCCTAAGACTCAGCCCGCTTCTGGTCGATGGTGATATTCAACGTTGGCGCACTTGCCGCCTGTTGTTCTATCCCAGATTCGTTAACTACTTTGCCCAAGCTGTCTAAAACTTGCGCGGCAGTTTGTAACTGTCCTTTTCGTATTGCAGCATTAAACAACTTGGTTCTCATTGTTTGCAATCTTGCGAGCATATTTGACCGATCTCTATCCCAATCTTCGGCGTTCCACTTGTTGACAACTTCCCAGTCGCGCCAAGCGGTCGCCACAGAGCAGCCCTCACGTTCTGCGTGTTCTAGAACCAGCTGGCGAGCACTGAGTCCATCGAGCTGTCTGCGGTATAGCCTCTGTTGCCGCTGCTCGATGTAGGCGTTCGGGTTGCGCTTACCGTAGGGGCGCGGTTGATTCTCCACATCATCCGCCGTAACTTCCAGCGCTTCGCTGATAGCTTCCGGATTGTCCGACATGGTTAAAATCCTGTGCCCGTTTGGTTCAATACTAGCCACACAGTAAAAAGCCCGGCCAGTGGCCGGGCCGTTAGTCGGTAGGCGTTGGCCTCAAGCTGGAGAAAGTACCAGCCAGCGAGCGGGAGACACTCGCGCCAGGCTGTAACCGTCGGACTGCTGCAGGTACTCCCAGGCTTCAGCCCAGTCGATGCAGCAATAGGGCCAGCGCATCGAATCGGCGGCACCCTCGCCGATAGCCTCGGCCAGCATGGTAGCAGCATCAGCGCCAGCCTCGGCCTCGCTGTATCCTTCGGCTTCTCCGCAGTAGGCTTCGGCCAGGTTGTCGGCGTCGTAGCCAAGATCGGAAAGCTCAGCGACCAACAGCGCCAGTCGCTCGGGGCCGCAGTCCGTATCAACGCTGCAGGAGTCGAGCGCATCACCCCAGGCTTCGTCAAGCCAGAAGCCGAAAGCGGCGCCGTCGCCTTCGCTGGCCCCGAAGTAGAAGCCGTAAGGCGCGGCGTCGTCGAGCGCCAGGCTCAACTCCTCCAGCGTGGCGCTGGCTTCCTCATCGTTCCAGTCTGACTCCTTGGAGTCTTCGCCCACCAACTTGGTCAGGCTGGCGAGGGTTTCGGCGTTTAGCAGCTGGGGGCGATCCGCCAGAACTGCCACCATCTCAGCAACCTGCCAGAACTTCGGCAGCAGGTCCTCAGCCTTGAGGGTGTCGCAGCTGGCGATCCAGGGGAACTGTGCCAGCTGTTCGGGGGTGTAGTTGTGCATGGGGTGAGTCCTAAGGGTTGGGGTCTCGGTGTAAACAGTAGAACCGGAAGCGGCCCGGTGTCAAGTGCGGTAGGGTGCCAGTCCCAGCCAGCAGCGAACGGCATCGATCCGGCGGTAAGTCTTGCCGGCCCCGTAACGGTTCCAGTGGGCAGCTTGCGCGGTGCCGTGGCTGCTGAACCGGGGGGCTGCCCATTGCCACACCGCCAGGGCTTGCTGGCGTTCCAGCCCTCGAAGCTGCGTGGTGATTTGGTCCCAGCTGAGACCTAGGAACCGTTCGGGCCGTAGGCGCGGGGTTTGGTATGCCATGGCAGGGCTTGCCGAAGTGCCCCCGTACTGTATCACACCTGCCAGCCTTGGCAAACCGCCGGGCTGCTGATACTGTATTAAGCGAAGCCCTCAACCAAACCTAGGAGGCTCCCCAATGAACCGACCCCTCGGCCCGCTCCAGCGAAACTGGCTTAACTTCCTCCGCCGCAATCCCGGCCCGCATTATGTGGCGATGCCCCAGCGCGATCAGCGGATCGCCGATTCCCTGCAGGCCCGCGGGCTGATCACACTGGCCCCGGCACCAGTCGCCGACCCCAAGGGGCTCCCCGTGTTCATCGTTGAAGCCCTGGAGGTCCAGCCATGAGTGGCGGTGAGTGGACCACCACCAGGGAGCGCAAAAGCTCCAGGGAGGCGGAGCGCGAAGCTGCACGCCGCTTAAGGATCGAATGGGCGGACAAGCTATGGTTGGCCCAGAACCACCCCTGTGATGATGCGGTGCTGGCGTGGCTGTCAGAGCACCGGGCGGAAGCCTCGAAAGTAGGCTCCAGCCGTTGGAACCTGGAGACCTTGCCAGACCTTCACAACAGGCAGCAGAAGCTGCGGCAGGTTGCAGCGTTCCAGGCGGTTTTAGATCGCGCCAGCATCAGCCAGCAGACCCTCACTGCTGAGGCGGTGCTGGCGGCTGGGGGTTTTCCCCAGAATCCCCAGATTGAATCTGCGGGAACAGAAAAACGCCGCGCCAGGTCAGATAAGGGCAAGGCCCGGCCATCCCGCCGGCGTTCCAGCTAGGTCTGGCCTTTAAGGGCACAGGTTCGCCAGTAGGCAGCCTGTGCCTCTTCTTTTGTCTTGAAGCTGCCTAAATACGTGTTCACTCCATCTATGTTGATCTGGGCTCGCCAGTGCCTGTGCTCTTTGTTCCAGTAGGCCCCAGCGAAGTTGCGGCGGTTCTGCTGGTTGATGCGGCAGGTTACATCCCGCAGGTTCCAAGCTCGATTGTCTGTGGGGTCGTGGTTGATGTGGTCGATCTCATGAATGGGCCATTCACCAGTGCACCACGCCCATACCACCCTGCCGTAAGGTCGTTGAATGGGCCTGCCGTTGTACCAGACAGTCATCCGCAGGTAACCCTGGCGGTTCTTGAATCCTTTAACCGGCTTTCCAGTTGTCCTGCTGATTAACTTCCCAGTGAATGGGTTGTAATCGTATAGATCCCACAAGCGTTGAATGGGGATCTGGCGTACTACAGTGGTCATGACGGCCTGTTAGAGAGGTTGTCCGGCCTGAGGTGGTTCCAGCCACGCTCAGGCAACCATTGTACCAGTGGATCTCAAGCTGAGACTTGAGTGGGATTCTGGAGAGCTGCGTAATACTGCTCCACCCTGGTCATGAATGACTCCTCAGCCTGTTCTAGTTCGCTTGTAGTCATCCAATGAACGTTAGGCTTGCCACAACGCCGGGCTAAAACAATAGCTGCCCCAGTGGGTTTGAGGCCTGTTAAATGTTTCAAGCCTAAAGAATAAGCACCACACTGGTCAATATATGAATGGCCGGGAGGTAAACGTTCCAGGCCATCTTCGTCCGGTTTAGTTTTTCTGGAGACACTTGTTTTCCAGTCCATAAGAACCAATGCACTGTTTTTTATGCCTAGTAGTGCATCACAGGTGCCCGCAAATCCTGCTGGATGATGTATAGAAAACTCACTGGCGAAAATTTCGGTGACGTTTTCAGCGATCCAGTCACACAAACCCCTGGCGTAACCTGCTGCGCTCCAGCCGACTCTGGGTACGTTTGGACGGACGCGGTTTAGAGCCCACTTAGTAAGGGGGGCAGGAATCCGCGCCAAGCCTTGGTCGTCCCAGTGAATGGCATTGCGTTTGTTGGCTGCAGATCGTGCCAGCTGCATGGAGCACTTCAGTAAATACTCCGCCTGACTGTGGGCCATGTTGCCTCGGGTGGCGGCAACATTGCGCTGGCAGCTTGCCTCGACTGGTCCCAGGCGGGCTTCCCAGCGCTCCAGCCCGGTTTTGTCGCTCGTCTCCTTCAGGATGTGTGTAACACTATGGTATACATTACCTTTGATGTCCCGGTAGACCCGGAAGGGGCCTGAATTATCTTGCTCCAACCGCCACTTACGCAGTCCTGCCAGCGTGTCTTGGGTGTTGGAGGCCATGAAGTTATTCTTTCCCAATCTGATAATACCAGTAAAAAGCCCCCTGGGCTAGAGGGGGCGGTGCTACTTAATCGTTTTTAAGTTGTGGATCAGGCTGCCTTGAAAGGATTGCCACCACTGAGAAGGCGGCTGATGTCGAAGCCTTCGGCCTTGGCTTCGAGCCAGGCGGCGTCGACGTGCTCTTGGCTGCCCTTCTTACGGGGCACCGGGCGGACGGTGTACTCGGTGAGCAGGCCGCTGCCCTTCTTGCTGATCGTGAAGTCCCACTCCAGCAGGTTCTCGTAGTCCTCCATTTGGGAGATCTGGTCGATTTCCTTCAGGATGGATTTCTGGGTGATCTGCAGGACTTGGACTTTGCCGGACTCGTAGTTGTAGACCGGGCAGGCGATGGCGAACTTCACGTCGGCGGTGCCAGGGCCGCCGCGGCCTTCGCGGGGCTCGAACTCGCCCATCTCAGTCGTTACGTCCTCATGGGTGGGCTCGTAGTCGAAGCGGAAAGGCTTGGAGGCGCCGTTGGCTTGGCCCCAGCACTCGTAGAACTCCAGGGGTTCGTCGGTCAGCAGCGCGAAGCGGACGGAGCCGCCGTCGGGGAGCTTGCTGAGGCTGAGGTAGCCGCCGCCGGTGCTGTTGGACGTAACAGCAGCAGAGGCTTGCTTACTAAGGAAAGGCATTGGTTTTCCGGTGTTTTGGTGGTCGCCCGAGGGCAACGTCTATGACAGTAACACGGGATTGACGGGACGGCTAGCCTAGTAAAACGCCCCAGCCGCGGAAGGCGGCCAGGGCGCTAGGTAAACATTCCTGTAGGAGTCTATCACTGTGTCTCGTGCGACGCAAGAGCTGTTGAATTTTGTGCGCCAGTTGCCGGAGGGCATGGCATACGCACCGATTTACTGCGCTGGAAGCAAGCTCCAGTCAGGTAAGGAGTCAAAGGGGAAGGCGCCGCTGGAGCGCAGCCACCATCAGGTGCTGAATCCGGCTGACGTTGCTCTGCAGATTGAGCGACGGCCTGAGGTGTTCCAAGCGGTTGGGGTGTTTACCGGGGCTCGCAGCGCGGGACTCGTGATTCTCGATGTGGACCGCAACCTTTCCAGGCTGCTGAAGAAGTGGGGCGAGACGCTGGAGGGGGCGCCGAAGGTCACCAGCACCAAGGCCAACGCGGCGAAGTATCTGTTTCGCGTCCCAGAGGCCCTGTGGGGCGATGTGAAGGGCTTTGGGCTGTCAGATACCGGAGCGGGGTATGAGGTCCTCTGGGGCCGTCAGGGGCTCCTCTACGGGGCTTATCCGGGCTCCAGTGATGGGAAGGCGCCGGCGGGTGAATATGGCTTTGAGGGCGATCTGGAGGCCATCCCAGAGGCTCCAGGGTGGCTGCTGGCGGAGATGCGCGATCACTCCGGTAAAGAGGTGGCTGATGGTGGCTTCATCAGGAACCGGAAGGCGCTGGATTTCTCGGATCGAGATCCGGCTGAAATTGCTGAGATTGTGCAGTCGGCGCTGAAAGTAATTCCAGGGCAGGGCGCTGGCAGCCGGGATCATTGGGTGAAGGTGGGGATGGCGATCCACAGCGAGTTGCCGACTGACCTAGGGCTGACGCTGTGGTCGGCGTGGTCTGCCGAAGATCCCGAATTTTCACAGGAATGGTCCGACGGCAATCCCTGTGAGGAGGTCTGGAAGAGTTTTCGGAAGGGGCCGGTGAGCCTCGGGACGCTGTTCTGGATGGCGGACCAGCAGATGCCGGGGCGGCTGTGGCTTTCGGAGGAACTTCGCAAAATTGTTCACGATGCGGAAAGTTCTCCACTGCGTTACAGGCAGGAATTTTTAGATGGACAAGCGCTGATTGAAAAAGCGCTGAAGTTGGAGGAAACGCTTGAAAATCCGGCACTGCTGGATCAGGCAAAACACATCCTTGGCCTTGAAGCCGGAAGACGAGATGGAGCCATCTCTGTTGATCGGATGCTCGATGCCCACTTGGCGTATGAACGTACTACCGGTGCTGGGCCTCAACCTCTTGAAGCGCTGCGTTGCGATGCTTTTGATTACCTAATTCCGGGTCTGTTGCCAAAACCTTGGACATTACTAATTCACGCTGATGGAGGCACAGGTAAAACGGCCATGTGCCAGACAATCGCAAAACATCTCTCCCGAGGGAAAGCATTTAATGTTTATGGTGGTATGGTTCCAGTTCATAAGTCCAAAGTTCTTTGGTTGAACGGAGATCAAAACGAACGAATTCTTAGAAGGCAGTTTGCAGCCATCGGTGTTGAGCGTGGCGTGGATGTAATTGGCGAATGGGATATATCGTGGTATCGCCGTTTTGTTAAGATCCAGAAAAAACACAAGTACGACTTGATAGTTATTGACAGCTTGGATGGATGTAACGACTCCAATCCATACGAAGAAAACCGCCGGGAGTATGCAATGCCTCTTAAGCGGCTTGCACGACGCAACGGTGTGGATTTTCCGGCCTGCAGCATTGTTGTTATCCACCACAACACCAAGGCGGGTTCGTTCCGGGGTACTTCCGCAATTCGAGCGGCTGTTGATGAGACCTGGAATATGCGGAAGCTGACCATGGAGGAGCTGATGTCGCTTCGTCTGGCGTTCAACAGCCGCGTCATCACCGTGGAAAAAAGCCGGGATGACCGTGAAGGGCAGCGAATGGTCTTCACCCTCATGCCGGATTACACGTACCAGATAGGGCCTGTTCCAGACACCGACAACACGATCAAGCCCAATACGCCAAACCAGCACACCTTGGACATGCTGGAAGTCATGCGGATCACCAAAACGCCGTGGTCAGCCGGCATGTTCAATGACCACGAGGAGCTTGGTGGTAAACACCGGGAACGGGCGATCCGGTACGGCTTGGACAAGCTCGAAGGTCAGGGGCTGATCCAGCGCTGCGAAAAACCTGCTGATGCACCCAGTCTCAAGGGAAGACCCCAGGTGTACTACTTGGCTGTTGGTACAGATGTACCCCAGTTCCTCTCTAAACAGCAGTTTCCTACTAGTCACGAGAAAACAACGTCAAAAATCGAAACCTCTTGCCCTGGAACGGATTTGAATTTTGCCGAGGGTGTGGCAAAAAGCACTTTTGGCAAAAAGACAGGGTGTACTACTGGCTCACCAGAGCCGGTCTCAAGTGAGACAGCTGGGGTTTTTGACAAACCGGATTTTTGCCAAAACGACTTTGTCAATAAGAACCCTTCTGCCGCAACGGATCTTGAGTTTTTACACGACCCTCATGTGAATAGGGTTTTACCGAAGGAAGTCGTTCAGAAGCTGTTTCAAGAGGCAAGCGACTTTTGGGACTCATGAGACACGGTTGTAGACATATCTGATTGACATCTGATAGGTATTTGGTATGATCTGCGTAGACGGATCAAAGGGGCGGTTCCAGTCGCCCCTCCGTCCTGGCTCAGTCAGTACCCGCTCAGACCGACCAAGTTGTCGGAATTTTATTGTGCCCTGGAGCTTTGAAAAGGATCACGGTCGCTACGAGTACGTTCCTACGGAGGAATGGCTAACTAATCCTGATAATGTGCCCTCTTGGGAAGAGTACATACCTAAAAAACTGGGTTTGGACGAGCCCGGTTACGATCGTGGAGTAGCTAATTTTTGCAAATTTGTAAGTACTCCTATAGGTGCTTTAGTTTGGCACATGTTTTGTCAAGCTACTTATACTAAAGAGTTTAGAACTGATATACATCGTGTAAATAAAGAGACTATTGTTGATGCTGTAAACAGACAAGAAAGCCCTATTTTTATTCTATCGGATATACAGCAGCTTATAAAAAACTCTAAACTGCAAGGTCAAGTTTTACTCCAAGCAAAATACGCTACTTTTATGGCTCGTATGTTTAATTATTACCACTGTGTTGCCGAACACAGACTGCCTTTATTTAATTTAAGACCTCGGTTTGAAGGTCGTATTAAGGCTACTTGTCCCGCGTGTTTGACTCAGTTTTACACAAGTGGTTATGTGGAAAATGGCGATGGCCCTCGTGCAGCGGCTGCACCTGGGGAATGGCGGCACCACGGCGGCGGCTTTGCTAGACAGTTCAGTGATACACGGATTTGATGGGCAGCCGCAAAAGCGATCGAAAGTTGGTAAGCGTAACCATGCTTCCAGCACTCCACCAAAAACTCTCACGGCACTGCAAGGATTGTGATGTCCCGATTAGTCTCTGGGTCCGCAAACTTATTGAAGCTGAACTCGATCGGGTTGAAACCACCTAACTTCTTTCTAGGGCTCATGCGGGCTGCCGCGTGGCTGATCTGGAGAGAACCCGTGGCCAAACCTGAACCGCCTCAGCCGAAGCGCCCCAGGAAGCCCACCTTGGGTTACACCGTCGGTGACATCCCCTTCGAGCTGCTGGCCGTCGTGCGCGTTCAGTGGTACCGAAGGGGCCGGGCGTATGAGGTTGAGGAGTACCAGATCGTCGAGTCAGACGATGCCCACGGGCAGTTTCACTACATCGTTGGGACGGCGCTCAAACAGGGCGCTGACGTCTGTGTTCTGACTCAGTACCAGCCGGAAGACCTGGGGGTTCCAGCGTGATTCCGCCGGTGGTGGTCTTTGGGCTGACGTGGCTGCTGGGGATGCTGGTAGTCACTGTCTACCTCACCCAATGGGCCACATGAAGAATTGCAACAGCCCGGCTGGACGCCTAGCTGGCTGTGTGCAACAGTAAGGGCACGCCCGCAACGGC